ACGGCTCCCCCCTCTGCCCCACCTGCTCCGGCGACGCGCTCGACCACGCCCTCCGCAGCCGCAACGTCACCCTGACGAAGCGCGGCGCGACACCGGCGCATGACTTCGTCCAGCGCGGCGACACGTGGGGAGTGGACGGCTGCTTGCAGACGTGGCAGTGCGCCTACTGCAACGCGGCGTTCACGGTGCCGGAGCGGGCGAGTGAGAGCACGATGGCCGAGCGGATGGAACGTGCGCACCGGACGGGGTGCCCGCTGCCGGTGACGGAGGGAGGGGTGAAGGCATGAGCGACCACGAAAAGGAATCAACGCTGACCGTCAAGGTCTGGAAGGTCGTGAGGCACCTGCACTGCCCCTACTGCGGCAGGGCTGCGCCGCGCGTGGTAGAGACGGAGACGTATTGGTGTCCCCATTGCGACGTGATGGCGAGGTTTCCGGATGGGGAAACCTCGGCGGTGTGGGAGCGCGGGAGGTGAAGACATGAGCGGACCATCCGGCGAGTCGTGTGCCAGCTGCTACTACCGCGACGCGGAGACGATGTTCTGCCACCGCTACCCACCGCGCGCATTGTTCGACCTGGACCGCGAGTGGGAAGGGGACAGCGGCGAACACCACTACGTGTTGACGGAGGCAGATCGGCAGGCGCTCACGGTGGAGGACGGTTGGTGCGGGGAGTGGAGGGCAAAGCCATGAAGCGCAAGACGACGAAGGCGAGCAAGCCGACGAACGACGCACTGGTCTACCTCGTGCGCGCCGAGGCCAGGAAGGCCGCGCTCGGAGAGTGCATGCGCCTGCGCGAGGTGATCCTGAACGAGGTGCGCGGAATGATGCGGCCGACCCCCGACGATCACTGCATCACGATCACGGCGCCAGGGGACAACGGCGACAAGTCCTTCCTCGCCGGGCGCTGGATTGTGGATGAGTGGAGTTTGCAACGTCTCGACGGCAGACTGACGTTGACGTTGGAGAGGGCAAAGCCATGAAGCGCAAGACGACGAAGCCGAAGCCAGCAGACTACGAGGTCCTGATCCACGAGGTCTCACTCGATGACGGACTGGACGGGTCCGTTCTCACGGTGACGATCTCGCGCCACTTCACGGACGCGGTCGAAGCCGACAAGCACTTCCGTTCGTGGCTGGCCGCGATGAAGGGACAGGGGCCGATGACCGTCGAGTTGAACAGAGAGTTGCTGGACCTTCTGGACGCCGTGGCACGGGGGCCGGGCCGGACGATACGAGCCGTTTCCCTTTGCGGTGACGGGGTGAAGCGATGACCGTCGAGGATCGCGAACGTGGATGGTGGGGCGTCCCGGCGGCGGAGAACTGGACGTGCCCTGAGTGCGGCAAGTCGTCCCCGGTCGAGGCGTGGGAGGAACGCGAGCCGTACTGCGAGAACTGCGGCAGTCACGACGGACGCGAGTGCCCCGAGTGCGGCGAGGTGTACGAACACGTCCATGCGTCGGGGACGCTCGCCGCCGTGCAGCCCGTGGCCTGCGAGTGCGGGTGGAGCGGCACGCGAGGGGATCTACGCCCCGAGCCGTCGTTGAAGGGGTGGCGCGAGGATACGCCGCTGCACTGCCCGGCGTGCGGGAAGGAGGTGCCGCGATGACCGTCTTCGAAGTGAAGTTCGCCGTTCAGGAGATCCGTCAAGAGGCGGAGAAGGGCGAAGGCCCGCGCGCGCACATCGCGGACGACAAGCTGCGCGAGCGCGTGCTATTCGCCATCGCGATAGGTGAGACCGACAACCCGGCGGCGCTGGCCTTGGCCGCACTCGAAACGACGACCATCGAGTTCGATAGGTGGTACGAATGACCGCCCCCGACGACCGCGCTTCGAGGCTGGTGCGCATCCTGGCCGATCACGAATGCTGGGACGAGGTGCTACTTCCCGGCGGCAAGACGGCGGAGAACAAGCGCGAGTTCATCGGCATCGTGCTTGACGACGATCCGCCCTCCTGGGGCGGCCTTGGATTCCAGGCGCGCGCCGCGGTCCGCGCCGCCATCCGCGAAGTGGAGTCGGGCGAGGTGTTCGGGTCTTGGGCGCGGTGCTGCGTCTGCGGCGGTGCGAATCCTACCCGATGGAACCGCGTCTACTACCATCCGCACTACGCCTGCCACTTCGACGCGAATCCGGAGTGTGCGGATGCGTGGCTGAAGGCCTACGAGGATTCGAGCAGCGACAACAGCGCGTTTGAGACGACGCGGACCATCCTCCGCGCCCGGAAGATCCTGCGGCAGAGGAAGGCAAAGCCGCTCCCCGAACCGAGCCTCACGACCTGCGGCATCTGCGGCGGTGACGCTTGCTCGGACTATGCGCCAGCGCCGTTCGTTGTTGACCAGCGTGTCAACACGACCTGCCAGAAGTGCGGCGCGACGGCGGTCTACTCTTGGACCGGCGAGGCCGGATGGTGGGCGTGCCGGAAAAGCTGGACGCCGAAGCCGAAGCCCAACCCGGTCCGCGAGTGGGGGATGGAGTGGCCCGGGAAAGCTGGCGTGCTTGGCTCGCCGCACGAATACCAGCCGGAGACCTTGCGTCGCTGGCGGGAGCGCCTGCGCGCCGGGAAGATCCGCGCCGAGGTGCCGACGAAGGCGAAGCCGACGACCGACCGCGAGATCCTTCCCGGCTCCATGTGGGTCAACAAGCACACGCACGGGTGCGGGCGTGTCGAGAAGGTGGACGCCGTCACCTACCCACGCTTTCCGGTCGTCGTCTACCGAGACGTTCACGGGCATAGCCAGCGGTGGACGCTCTGCGGGCTGCCGGGGTGCCCTTCGTGGCGCGATGCGTGGCGGCCGTTGGCGGGGCCGCACCCGGAGAACGCATCGGTTCGCGTTCCACCGGCTGCCACGGACTGGGCGCGCCGAGTCTCGTTCAACCCGCACCTGGCGCAAGCCCGTGCGGTCTGGCGCGACACCTGCGCCCGCTCCGACTGCTTGTGGCGTCACGGGAACGGGATGGCCTGTGCGGTCTGCTCCGGGTGGAGGCAGAGGAACACGTGGTTCACGGCGACGACGCACGCCCCGAGCTGGGAGCGATTCGTCTACCCCGTCTATCTATGCGAGCCCGTCTCCGGCAACCCCCGCGGCGACGGCTTCCTGCGCGACCTCTGGCGCGAGGATGAGAAGCGGACGGAGGTGCTGCGGCGGTTGGACCGGCTCGAGTCGCAGATCGGCACCAGGGCGTCGATACTCGGTGGACGCGATGCGGAACTGCGCGCCGTCCGCGAACTGGTGCAGCGCACGGCGGCCGACCTGCTGGAGCACGTCAGTGGGAACCACGGTCGCTCGGAATGGCGGCAGCTTGACGAAGTGCTCGCCCGCACGGTGAACCGCGTTCGGCGGCTAGAGCAAGGCATGGATCCGAAGCCCAAGGCCAAGCCGAGGGCGAGGAAGGTGGGGAAGCGATGACGGACCGCACGACCACGCCCGCAGAGATCAAGCGCCGCATCGTCGAAGCGCTACACGACATGGTCGGCGCCAGCATCATCTGCGACGAGGCCGCTATCACGGTGGAGCGCGACGAGGTCAACCCGGACGTGATCCACTACACGTTCCCGGGCCTGCCTGTCTCGACGACTTACATCGAGTTCGTCGAGTACGATGAGCCGGTCGGGTGTCGGAGGTGAGGCGATGAGGACCGCAGGCCAAGACCGCCTGTTCGTCCCGCTCAGCGCCGAGGCGTTCGGATGGTGGAAGTCCGGGCGCAAGCGGTGGGAGGTGCGCAAGGACGCGAAGCGGTGGGGGAAGCAGCACGTGCGAGACGGGCGACGGGTCGAGCTTCGACTGGGGTACAGCGGGCCGAGCCTGTGGGGAGCTGTCGGGTGCATCGTGCGCGGGCAGCTTCCGGCCGTGGTGATGATGCTCGGAACGGATGGCATCGCCCCGGGCGTGACGCGCGATGTCGTGCAGGACGTCATCCAACGAGCGGTCGGAGTGGACGCCTGCGCCGAGGATGCGCGCGTCGTCGCCTTCGGTGTCATCCTGGACCCGGGGCGGGGGGTGGGCGAGTGAGCGCGACCAGCGACAAGGTGACGCTGGTTGGAACTGGCGTCGGGATGACGCTGCCCATCTCCGTCCGCCTGACGCGAGTGGACGATCCGGACGAACTCGCCGTGGATCTCGACGGCGGAGTGCTCTGTGTCTGGTACGGTGCGAACGTGTCCGCGCGGCGGATTCAGGACGCGATGAACGAGGCGTGCGGCTGCACCGGGATCCACAACGGATGGCGGGTGACGCAGGAGCCGATGCCCGCAGCGGAGGAGAAGCGCCGCCGCCCCGGTCCACCGCCGCGCGCGGAGACGGCACGGGAACGGAGCGCAAGGTGGAGGAGGGACGGAAGATGAACGACACGAACCCGAGAGACGAACCGAAGCCTGTCACGATCGCCTCGTTGTCGGAGGGCGAGATCGCGCGCCGCAACTTCCTCGTGTTCGGCGCAGGTCCGCGCCAGCCCGGAGACGAGCCGCGCTTCATCTCGACGCAGGAAGAGGCCGACGAGCGGTTCGGCATCGGGCGCGTGACGGTGACGAAGGCGGATCCGCCTTCGCTGTACGCGACCTTCATCCCTATTCTGTCGTCCAAGGTGATGCCGCGCGGGCTGTACGCCGATTACCCGCTTGAATCAGCCGCCCCTAGCGGCAAGGAGGAGGGACCGATGGAGTGGACGGTGGAGGGGCTGGCCGGGGTCGTGAAGGAGTCGGAGTGGTGGCAACGGATCAGCGCCGAAATGCCGTCCGCGCTCAGGTTGGAGAGCTTCATCGAGAACGCGGATGCGACGTTCTGGCACGGAGGGCACGAACCATACCGCGACGAACTGAGAGCCATCCTCTCCGACATCCGCACCGGCGCGATCTACGGCTCGGCGGAGAGGTGCGCGGTGTGCGGGGGAAAACCGGGGGGCATGATGTTCGCGCATCATGACTTCCCATTCCAGTGCTGCCCGCGATGCTCGTCGACCGTGGAGACGATCGGTGTGCCGAGCGCCGCCGCCGCCATCCTCCGCGCCCGCCGGTTGCTGGGGGAGAGGAAGGCGAAGGATCCGAACCCCGACGCTTGCGCCAAGTGCGGCCGTGATTCGTGGTACGACCTTCCCGCGGAGAACGGCGGACGGATGCGCGTCTGCGCCGGGTGCCATCCGGGTGTTTCAATCTCACTGGCCTCGACGCCAGCGAAGCCCGACCTGACCCCGCGCGAACGGTGGGAGGCGAAGTGCGAGCGATGGCGCATGGAGGGCCACCCGACCCCGTACCAGTTCACCGAGCCCGGCGTCCGCGAGGCCGCCGCGTTCATGACCAGAGAGGAACTGACCCGCGAGTGCGAGGCCATCGGCTCCAACCTCACGGAGACGTGCCGCAAGCGGGGGATTCGGCTGCCGCCGTGGTCGGACCCCTACGCTGCGCAGAGGGACCGCGAGGCGTCGGCCGACTTCGGAGCGTGGCGCAACGGGCAACGCGGAGTTGCGTTTGGATCCCAGTCGCTCGTGACGGAGAAGGCCGCCGTGATGTTGGAGCGAATCGCGGCCTCCGTTCGATGGCGGCGCAAGAACCTGGAAGGCGTGCGCGGCCCCGACCCGCGCATCCTGCTCACGGGCGACCTGCTGGATCCGAGGGGGAGGGCAAGATGAGGGCGTTCTTCGATCGGCACGGCTGCCTTCTCTGGTCTCTCGGATTCGGCCTGTGGGTCGCCGCGATGGTGGCGTGGTTCGCGGTCGGCAACGCAACGGTCGGACGCGCGCTGTTCATCCCGGCGATGGTGCTACTTGCTGGCGCGAACTGGAGGCCTGGACGCGACGACAAGGAACTGCGGCGGGCGTGGGGGGAAGGGGCTTGGTGGGCGTTCTGCGTGTTCATGGTGGCGCAGACGCTTCGTGAACTGATTCACGGTGGAGGGTGAGGTGAAGTTCGCCATCGACCGCGGGACGGAGTACGATGACACGACGGGAGACGCTGGTCGGTGGCGCGCAATCGGACGGGAAGGCCGGATCGCCAGCAGGGCACAAAAGGGGTACATGCCGACCGAGGACTCCAGACCGCCTCAGCGAGACGACGAGGTTGATCGGGCTCGTCTTGACGCCGCTCGCATCCGGCTCGGTCTGGCCGTGGACGGTGGGCGATGAGCGGCGCTCCGACGTGGCACCCGAACCTCGGGCCGCTCGGTTTCTGCTGGGACCAGCTCCCCGTGGCCTACCGCGCGCGGTGGCGCCCGTGGGTCATCGGCACCGAGTCCCCGCACGTCCTACCGGCGGAGTACGTCGTCGGGCTGGACGGCATCCGTGCGGTCATCGCCGTGCCTGACGCCCCGCCGCCGTCGCGCCGCTGCGTCCGCACGAACATCGAGCGCCGCGGGCTCCCGATCTGCCGCCCGCTGGTCGGGGAGGGCTTCGTCGGCAACGTGAAACTTGTCTCCCCGCTCTGTCAACTGCTCAAGTGGGCGGAATGCTGCTTGAATCGCCAATGGCCGTTTCGCTGGCACGTCGCCACGCGCGAAGAGGTAGAGTAGATGTCCGCAGGATGTGGGACGGACCGGGAGCGACATGGGTCCAATTGTCACCTTCGGGATCTGGTAGATACCTCGTGGCGACGAGCGCTTGAAAGAATCGGCCGCGACGCGGCTGAGAGGTACGGCCACGACGCGGAGGACGGCGAGCAAGAGGCGTGGGTGGTGGCGCTCGAACACTGGCAGCGCGGATACCCACCCGCCGAGGTGCTGAGGCTCACGAAGCGCGACCTCGACAGCCGATGGTCGTCGCTTCGCAATCTCTCGCACGACGACCCCAGGTCTCCCAGATCCCGAAGTGAGGATCGGAGAGGTTCGTCCCGGCGGTCGAAGCCGGTGCCGATCACGACGCTCGACCGCCTGCTCGCGAGCCTGACCGCCTCGACGCTGGGCGGGCAGCTCGACCGGATGGCGGTCAACGCCTCGCTGCATTGCCCCGAGTGCGGGCGCCGTGGGCACTGGGAGTGCGAGGCCCCGGGCGGGACGCGCAAGGCCGTCCAGCGGGCGCGTGGGTGGCGCCTGTGGGCCGCAGCCGACGCGGACGGCATGGAGGTCGGGACGCCGACGGGCGGGGGCAACCGGGCCGAGGAAGTCCGGCCGGCGCAGTGCGTGGCGGGTACGGAGCCCGTCTGGGTCTGCGGCGAGCCGTGGGGGCAACGGAAGCACTGGACCCGCCAGCCGCTCGCCGTGCTGCGAGAGGGCGGGGACCCGGACCACGGCGGAATGCACGTCCACCCCGGTGGGGGCGACACGGGGCGCGTGGAGAGGGACTTCGTTTCCTTCTGCGACGAGATGGCGATGGAGCGGCGACGAGGCGACGTGACGCGATGGCAGGAAGAAAACTCACGCCGAAGCCGCCCCGCCCGGCCCTCGCACCTGACCAGCTTGACGTCGCCGAGTCCCTCTACCTCGCCCGCAGTGCGCGTCACCTAGCGCCTGGTGCCCTTGCCCGCTGGGTTGCCGACCAGCTTGACCCGCCGGTGCACTGGCGCAGCGTAGAGGCCGCGTCGCAGGGGCTGGGCTGGGCGCTCGAGCGCACGAAGCGCGAGGACGCCAGGAAGGCCCGCGCGAAGCCCGACGCGGCCCGCCAGGTCGAGATTGAGGTAGAGCAGGACGAGCGGCACGCCGCCATCGCGAAGCGCGAGTTGGAGCTGCGCGAGGCCCTCGTCGAGAAGGCCGCGACGGCCGTGGGCACGATGACGGCCAAAGAAGCGCTTTCGGCGCTCCGTAGCGTGGGCGACGCGAAGGGGCTCCAGTTCGTCGAGCGGATGGCCCGCGGGCGCACGACCGACAAGACCGAGACGGCGGGCAACGATCTGGTGCTGCTACGCGCCGTCCTGGACGACGTTTGCCCGGATGATGGCGACGATGCTGGACCTTGCGGAACTGGAGGCGCGGCGCCGTCGAAGGCGTGACAACGCGAATCCGCTGAATCTCTGCACGAGGATCGGTGAGGCGCCGCACGCGGGGCAGGTGCCGCTACTGGCCGACCGCCACCGTTTCAAGGTGGTCTGCTGCGGGACGCGGTGGGGGAAGTCTTGGGCCGCTGCTCGATGGGCCGCGGCCCGCATGCTCGTCCCGGGCGTCCGCGGATGGATCGTCTCCGGGACCTACGACCTGGCCGACAAGGTCTTCCGGTTCATCGCTGCGTTGTTCAGGGCGCACGGTGCGGCGCTTGGCGTCCGCGTCACCCGCTGCACCGGGAACAAGGACACCGGGCAGTTTCTAGCGTTGTCGAACGGGTCGTGGGTCTGCACGAAGTCGGCGGACCACCCGGACTCGATGGACGCCGAGGGACTCGACTTCGCGGTCGCGGACGAGGCGGCGAAATACCCGTCGCTCATCCTCCACCGCCACCTGATCCCGCGGCTGACGGACCGTCGCGGCTCACTCCTGGCGATCAGCACGGCGCGGGGACGGAACCACTACTACGACCTCTTCCGCATGGCGGAGGAGTCGCAGCGGACCGGCAGCGATCCCGAGTGGGCCGCCTACTCGGCGCCGAGTTCGACCAACCCGCACGTTTTCCAGCTCGGGGCGAAGGACCCCGAGTGGCTCCGACTCCGGGCGCAGTTCGAACGCGCGCACATGCTGCCGCTGTTCGAGCAGGAGTACGAGGGCAGCTTCGCCTCGATGGCGGGCCGCGTCATCGCCGCATGGAATCCCGCCGTGCACGTGCGCCCACTGGACGAGGTGACCGCGGGCGTCGAGGAATGGCGGCTGGCGGTGGACTGGGGCCTCCGCCGCACCGGGATGCTCGCCATCGGCCGCACGAAGGCGAAGCAGTATCGGATCGTCGGGGAGGTCTACGCGGAGGGGCTGCTACCCGACGCCCGCACAGCCGAGGCGCTGGCGCTGGCGAAGGCGTGGCGCATCACCCGCGGATGGGGTGACCCCGCGGACCCGACGTCGAACGCAATGCTCGTCCAGGCGGGATTGAAGATCAGCCCGGCGAACAACGACCGCGACGACGGCATCCTGTACCTCTGCCAGAAGTTCGGGGAGCCGGGCGGGGTCATGATCGCGGAGGGCGCCTGCCCGAACCTCGAACACGAGATCGAAAACTGGACGTGGCGCGAGACGACCGGGGCGCGCGAGATCCAGGAGCCGGTCAAGCGGGACGACCATCTCTGCTTCGCCGCCGGGACCCCGGTGTTGACGGACAGGGGAGAGATCGCGATTTCTACTGTGCGCGTTGGAGATCGTTGCCTTACCCGCGCTGGCTGGCGTTCGGTGGTTGCGGCAGGGCAGACGGCACCGTCGGCCAGGGTCTACAGGGTCCACCTGTCGTCCGGGCGGAGTTTGGTGGCGACCGGAAATCACCCCGTCTGGGTGCCTGGTCGTGGCTGGGTTCCTATTGACGCGCTGCGATACGGTGATATACTGGAGGCATGGTCGACACCGTCACGTTCAACGGGATCAAGTTCAGGCGCTACCCGGAATCCGAGAACCGTACCGCGCGCGTCTACTACACCCCAGGAATTGCGGACAAGATGCGGGGGGTCGGACGGCTACACGAGGAAGTCTGGAGGGATCGGAACGGGCCGATCCAGTCCGGGTGCGTCATTCACCACGCGGACGGAAACCCGCTCAACAACGAGCCCGACAACCTCGTGTGCCTCACGGCATCCGATCACAGCGCCCTCCACTTCCGAGAAAACGGGCCGTGGGTCGGGTTCAAGGAGAACCTCGACCGCATTCGCCCACTCGCAGCAGCGTGGCACGGAAGCGAGGCTGGCCTTGCCTGGCACCGGGAACACGCGAAGGCGTGCGGCTTCGGGCGAGCATCCTACGGAGCCCGCAAGTGCAAGCACTGCGGGCGCGAATACGAGGCGCGGAACGCCGCTGCACGGTTCTGCTCCAACGCCTGCAAGTCGGCATGGCGGCGAGCGGCCGGGCTGGACAACGTCCAGCGGACCTGCGAACGATGCGGGGCGGCGTTCACCACCGGGAAGTACGACGGCGTCCGATTCTGCTCCAGTGCGTGTTGGCCGCGTCGAGGCCCTGCCAGATCCTGAGCCCGTCTACAATCTGACCGTCGAAGGGGCGCACGAGTACTACGCCGCCGGGGTGCTCGTCTCGAACTGTGACGCCGCACGCTACGGCTTCTACTCCTGGGAGCGCCTCACGGACGAAAGCACGAGTTCGACGCGGTGGGAGGTCGCCCGGCGACTGACCCCCGCGCAGGAACGGGAGATCGAACTGCGGCGGATGTTCGCCGCGGGGAAGAGGGTCGGGGAAGCCTGAACAGAGGAGGTGAGCCATGGTGGTAGAGGTCACGATCGACTTGTGTGGGCGGATGGAGGGCAAGGTTGTGCTCGGCACCGGGGAAACAGTCGAGCACCTCGAAATCGTCGCGGACCGTGTCCGGTCGATGATCGCCCGGTTCAACGGGTGGGACGGCAAGCCGGGGACGTGCCCCGCCGACGGCACGGGCGAGTAGGGGGCGACGATGGCACATCAGGACTATTCCGTCCCCGCGCTTCCGAGGCGGATCCCGCTGACCAAAGAGGAGCAGGCCGCGCTCGGTGCGGAGTTGACGCTCGCCACGCAGCCCCGGGTGAACATGCGGGCGATCCGGGACGAGGTGCTCGCGGGGGAGGATCTGGTCACGGCCCTGCGCATCGACCATCACGGGGGCGTGTTCCTCTCCGCGGGCGACCGCGAGTTACTGGAACGCATCGAGCGGAAACTGAACTGCGTGCTGACGGTCGTCGGCCGTATCACGGGCGACAGCGACGACTGACGGGTCGGGGAAGCATAGGAGGGTGAGACAATGGGCGAGACATTGACCGAGGGCAAAGAGGCGGGCGCCGACGTCGTCCGCATCACGGATCGTCGCACGGCCGGGGGCAACGGGAAGAAGCCTCCGGCGGAGACGTCGGACAACTCCGCACCCGCGGGGGCTCTGCCGTCGCGCGAGAGGCGCATCGCCGCCGCCGCGCAGAGCGGGATGGAGATGCTCCGCGCGGAACTGGAGATGGGCCGCGAGCCGCAGAAGCGCGTCCTGATCGCCGCGCTGCTCGAGGCCGATGCGGGACTACGCGGGCACGCGCGCGTCTTCCAGTCGGTCGGCAGGTCGTTCGACCAGGTGGCCGACGCGCTGGGGAAGATCGTGGCGTACCTGCTGGCCGAGCATCGGCGCCGGGCGCTGCCGTGGTATCGGCGGTGGCTCACCCCGCGCGCTCCGTTCCCGCGCTTCGACCCGAGCGTGGCGAGCGTGGACGGCAAGCCGCTCGCCGCGGCACCGGCCGCCCCGCCCGCGCCGACGACAACGACGCAGACCGAACCGGCGCAGGCGTGACATGCCCACCTACGACTACGCCTGCGCCGCCTGCGGGCACGAGTTCGACCAGGTACAGCGGATCACCGATTCCGCGTTGACCGTCTGTCCGTCGTGCGGCGGCAAGGTCGAGCGGCAGATCGGCCCGTGCATGTTCGTCCTGCGCGGCGGCGGCTGGCCGTCCAGGTACTTCCGCAGCGACACGCACACGGAGATCGAGAAGGCGAAGGCGCGCGGCGAGCTGTAGCAGCCGCGTCCGAGGTCACGTCCGGCGCACCGGCATGGGGCAGGCGCGGCGGCACAGTCCCGCAAGGGCGAGAAGGAGAAAGCGCATGTCCATCGAAGTCAAGATCCTGAACACGTCCGGCACGCCGTTGCTGTGGGAGCCCGATGCCGTCTCCCTGGTGGACTGCCTGGAGAAGGCCGTCAAGGCGGGCAGGACGTTCCCCGCGGGCGACTTCCGCGGCCTGAACCTGCGCGGCGCGAACCTGTCCAACGGCTCGTTCGTCGGCGCGAAGTTCGAGGGCGCGAACCTGATCGGCGTCAACTTCACCTCGGCCAACCTCACCAACGCGGACTTCTCGGGCGCGATGGTGACGGAGGTCACGTGGACGACCGCCACCCTGACGGGCGTGGACGCGGACGCGCTGTCGAGCGCCGCGGACGCGACCACGGCGGGCACGGCGATCCCCTCGACGGAGAAGGCCGCGGCGTCCGGCGTCGCGAGCCTGAGCGCGACGAGCAAGGTCGTCCAGGACCCCGCGAACGCGCAGGCCGCGGGCGGCGTGGGCAAGATCCCCCTCGGCGCGGCCGTGACCGGCGCCCTGGCAGCGTCGTGGGGTGGCGTGGCGTCGTCCCTGGCGACGCTCGACGCGGGCGTGCTCGTCGTCGAGAACCCCGCGAACGCCACCGCAACCCCCACGGCGAGCAAGATCCCGATGACGGGCGCGGGCGGTGCCTTCCTGGCCGAGGGCTGGCGGCGTCCGACGCCGACCGCCTACGACTTCGCCACCGCCGTCCCCTACGCGGTCCTGGCGACGGACGAGGCGCTCGACGTCACGAGCGGCGCGGTGTCGGACGACGTGGACCTGCCCACCGCCGTCGGGTGCGCGGGCCGCACCATCGAGATCAAGAAGGTGGACGCGGGCGCGGGCGTCATCGCCATCGACCCGGCCGGCGTGGAGCACATCGAGGGACTCGGCGCGGGCAACCCGTACAACCTGACCGCGCAGTACCAGGGCGTCACGCTGCGCAGCGACGGCGTCAAGTGGCACGTCGTGACATCGACGACGACCACCGCGGCGCACGCCGCGACGCACCGCAACGCGGGTGCGGACCCCTACCGCGTGCCGATCACGACCCCGGCCGCGGGCGCGTACGCCATCCTCACGACCGACGAGTACGTCCGTTGCGACAGTGGCGGCGCCGGTGCCGTGGCCGCGACCCTGTACGCAGCGGACGCCGCGGCCGTGGGTCGCCGGATCACGGTCCAGAAGATCGACGCGGCGGCCGACGACGTGAACGTCACGCCGGACGGAGCCGAGCTGATCAACGGCGTCAACGCGCTCTACGCGCTGGCCGCGCAGTGGAACTGCGTCACGCTGCTTTGCGTGGCGGTCGGCCAGTGGGAGATCATCGCCAGCCGGTAGTGACCTCGGCCTGGCTGGCGGCCTTACAGCGAGCAGCCGCGCCGTGGGGTGACTCGCGGCGCGGCACTAAGGAGCCTCGTCAGCGCCGGGACGCTGGGCGGGCTGTAACCCCGCTGCCCTTGCGGCTGTAGCGGTTCGACTCCGTTGGGCTCCACCAACAAGCAGGCGGCATCGAATGGACGAAGCAACATTCTGGCGGCGCGCGGCCGAGAGCGCGGCGAACGAACCGTACTACACGCTCGCCGCCGACGCCTACGACGGCACGGGTGGCTTCGCCGCGCCGCTCGACGAGATCGTCCACTGCGACACGGGGACCGCGCAGCCGAACCTCCCGCTCACGAAGTCCCGCACGTACGTTTTGCGCCACCCGCAGGAGACGACTGAAAAGTACCTCTGGCGGGTGCGCAATGCGACATACGCGAACTTCGTGCGCGCCGCGCTCGACACGCTCGTCGGGTTCCTGTTCTCGACGCCACCGGACCGGACGTGGCCCGACGGGTCCGACTGGCCCGAGTGGGCGGCCGACGTTGACGGCGTGGGCACGTCGCTCGACGACCACCTCCGCGCGGTCGCGCTGCGGCTCATGCTGTCCGGTACCATCGTCTCGTCGGTCGACCGACCGGCGGAGTGGTACGAGACGGCGGCCGAGGCGCGCGACGCAGGCGCGACGACGTACGTAGCGTCGCTCCTCCCCGAGACGCTGTTCGACTGGCGCGCCACGTCGCGAGGCGTGTTGACCGCCGGGAAGATCGTGGACGAGGTCTCCGAGGGCAGCATCGCGGACGAGTCGGTCCCGAGCGAGGCGAACCAGCAGGACGCGACACTCGGCATTCCAGGCGCCACGGTCGCGACCCCGACGACGTGGGCGCGGTGCCGCGTCTGGCGCCCCGGGTCGTGCGAGACGTGGCGGCAGGGAACGAAGGGCACCGCGCCGACGCAGGTCGGGGAGCCCATCGCACTGCCGGAGAAGGTCGGCATCCCGTTGATCGTCATGGGGCTCGACGCGACCATCGGCGGAGGCTTCCTCGGCACGACGATATTTCGCCAGGTCTGCGACGAGGGGCTGAACCTCTACCGCTTGATGTCCCTGTTGTTCGAGGCGCTCCACGCGCAGACGTTCGCGATCCTGTGCCGCCCGCGGAAGGAAGGCACGGACCCCGGGCCGATCGTCATCGGCACGGACAACGCGTTGAATTTCGACAAGGACGGCGCCGCGCCGTCGTTCATCGCGCCGCCGTCGAGCGTGGTCGAGGCGTTGTTCCGGGCGATCAACGATTCCATCGGGCGCATCTACGAGTTGCTCGGGCTGGACGCCATCCGCGGGCAGACCGGGAACGAGAGCGGCACCGCGCGACAGTGGCGCTTCAACCCGCTGAACCGGCGCCTGTCGGCCGTGACGAAGCGGATGGTGGCCTACGAGCGCCGCCTGTTGACCCTGCGCGCGCTGTGGGAGAACAAGGACCCGGTCGCGACGCTGAAGGGCTACTCCGTCTCCTGGCCCGACAACTTCGACGCGCGAGACGTGGAGCGGCAGATGAAGCTCGCACTCGACGCGCAGGCGGTCGGCATCGGGCGCACGGCGATGGCGGCGGTTCGCAAGGGCGTGCGCGATGCGGTGGTGGACCTGAAGCCGGACGCCCGCGAGGAAAGCGACCGCGAGATCGACGGCATCGCGGACGTGCAGGCCGAGCGGTCCATGTTCGAGGAAGAGCAGGCGGGCGACGGCGACGGCGCCGACGATGCGGCCGTGAAGCCCGATGCCACGGTTGTGACCGACGACACGAACCGGCTGCTCACGGCGTCAACCGACGTCGCCGCAGTCGTCACCGTCAACGAGGCGCGCGTCAAGATGGGCCTTGCGGCGTTGACGATGCCCAACGGCAAGCGCGACCCGGACGGCGACTTGACGGTCGAGGACTTCCGCACGAAGCGCGAAGCGTTGCGCGCGGCGCAACAGGCGCAGGTCGCCGGGGGGAAGGCCACCGCGGAGAAGGCCCTCGGCGGTAGCGTCTCCGTGTAGCCGTGTCGGAGCGCGAGGTACAGCGCGCGCAGAAGCGGTTTCGTTCGCTTGTCGCGCGGCAGGGTGGTCGCGTTGACCGGCTGGCGAAGGAGTTTGCGGACTCGCTCTCGGGCCTGACCCCCGCCGAACTGCGGCGCGTGGTCGAGGGCGCGAGCAAGCGCGAGGCCGCCCGCTTCATCCTGGTCCTGCGGGAGAGCATCGCCGTTGCCAAGCGGCAGGGAGCATTCCTCGGCGCACGCGTCGGGAGTCTGGGGGACAAGGCCGCCGCCCGGTGGCTGACGGCGAACACGGAAACAGTCGGGGCCAGGTTCGCCGCGCGCATCCACACGCAGGGACGCTTGATGACGCGCGAGTTGCTGCACTCGGTGGCGGGCGTCATCCGCGAGGGCAAGAGCGCGACGGAGGCGGCGCGCCAGTTGCGCGACGTTCTCGGCCACGTTCCGGCCGTCAAGATCAGCAAGGTCGCGCAGGACGTCGTTGACTCGGCCCGCAAGATGATCCAGGCGGTCGGGGACGAGGACCTCGTCCGCGCCTACTCGGGCGACCTCGCGAAGATGAGGGCGCACGCGCGGCGCCTCGGCACGATGCACGACACCTCCGGCAAGCTGGCCTACGGGATGCGGGCCAGCGCGCAACACCTCGTCGGGGAGCTGGAGCGCGCGGTCCGTCTTGGCCGGACCGACCTCATCGATCGGGCCGTCTACTACCACGGCTACGACAAGCGCGCGTACCACCAGCGGATGATCGCCCGCACGACGATGTCCGAGTCGTACCACGCGGCCTACCTCGAGACGACGGAGGATGCGCCCGAGGTCATCGGCCAGCGTTGGATGCTCTCGACGAAGCGGCGGCAGCCGCGGCCTGACATCTGCGACGTGCACGCCGCGCACGACGGCGGAAAGAAACTCGGGCGCGGTGGGTTCGCGAAGGGCAAGCAACCCGAGATGCCCGCGCACCCGCACTGCATGTGCTACTGGCTCCCCATCGTGGACGAGTCAGTCGAAGCGTGAAACACGGGCGGCCGTCTCCCCGCGGCGACCGCACGACGAACACACGGAGCGGGAGTCAACCGACAACGGCCTGCGACGCAAAGCGCCGCGAACATCCCCGCCGGGCGGCGGGAGACAACGGGTCCACCGGCTACCCGCACCAACGGCCGAGAGGTGAACGATGGAAGGCACGAACGCGCAGGGAACTGGAGACGGAACGGCGGCGGCCGCGGCAAGCCAGACGGTCGAAGCGCCGACGATCACGGAGTCGCAGCACAAGGCCGCGGTCGAGCGGGCGGTCAACGACCGGCTCAAGAACCTGAAGGCCAAGGAGGCGTCTCTTGCCGCGCAGAACGCGGAACTCCAGCGGCAGCTTGCCGCGGCGAAGGCGGCCGAGACGATCGACGCGGACGACGACGAAGGGACCGCGACGGTCGCCGCGCAGCCCGTGGCACCGCAGGCGGGACAGCCCGCGGCACCGGCACCGCAGCCGGTCGCGCCGCAGCCGCAGCGGCCGAACAAGTTCGCCGCCCGGCTCGCGACCGAGCGCGCCGAGTGGGAGAAGACGAAGGCCGAACTGGAGAAGGCCAAGGCCGAGACCGAGGCCAAACTGCGCGACACGCTGATCAAGACCTCCGCGCTCTCCGCGCTCGGGGAGTACCAGGACGGCAAGGTGCGCGACCCCGGCGAGGTGTTCACCCTCACCCGGGAAGCGCTCCGGATCAGCGAGTCCGGCGAGGTGGTTGCCGTGCTCACGGACGGCGACGAACTGCCGCTCGCCAAGTTCTACTCCGACTGGCTCGCGAAGAAGCCGCATCACGTCGCCGCTCCGGCGTCGGGAACGGGCGGCGGAAGTGGACGCCCCGCGGGGGCACCGAAGTTGGAAGGCCGGACCTCGGCCTCCCTCATCCAGGCCGGACTCGCGAAGCGATTCCCCGGCAAGTAGGCGCGCGGCGCGCCGAGAAACACGCCGCACCGAGAAAGGAAACTACGATGTTGAACTTCTACCATGCGTCGAAGCTGTCGCAGAGCGAGCTTCTGCGCGGCGTGTTCCTCACCTTGGCCGAGCAGGACGAGCTGATCCGCGCCCTCCCGTGGACGCGGGCCAACGGCCTGACGCAGACCTACCAGCGCGAGGGCGCGGCGATGACCGCGAACTTCATCCCCGAGGGCGGGTCCGTGACCGAGGGCAGCGAGACGTTCATGGACGTGACCGCGCACCTCCGTTCGGTCGGCGACTCGGTCGACATCCCGCGCGCCCTGTCCGACAACATGGGCGACGGGCTGGCGCAGATCCAGATCAGCGCGCGCGTCAAGGCGATGGGGCGTCTGCTCAAGCAGAAGCTGATCACCGGCGACTTCCCGACCGTCACGGTCGGCGCGACGCAGCCCGTGGGCTTCGTGACCGCCGCCGCGGGGTCGGCCTACCTCAAGACCGGGACCGGCAAGATCTTCTTGGACGTGTCGGAGAACACGGTGCAGTTCCAGGCGCCGGGGGATACCGAGTACGGCGCGATCGCCACCTACGTGGGTGACGCCGCCTACTGGGTCACGAGCGCCGACGGCGTCCAGAAGGTCCAACTGACCCTCGACGTGTCCGAGGAAGGCGCGTCCGATTGCGTCTTCGACATCACGATCAGCTCGGCCGGCTACCAGTTCGACGGCCTGAAGAAGATCATGTCCACCGGCATCCCGGCCGCGCAGTACACCGCCGCGACCAACGGCGAGGCGCTCGCGTTCGACACGTTCCGCGCGCTCCAGGACAAGGTCAAGATCACGGACGGCCTGCCGTCGTTCGTCCTCTCGCCCGAGCTCGTCCGCGCGTACAAGACCCTCGTCGACGCCAAGATGACCGCGGACGCCTACATCGAGCTGCCCAACTACGGCATGGTGAAGCAGCTCGCGTTCGACGGCTGCCCCGTGTTCAAGGACGAATTCATCGTCCAGACCGAGACGCAGGGCACCGCGGCCGCGAAGTGCTCGCACATGTACTGCGTCGTCCTCTCCTCGCCCACCGGCGCGCCGTCCGTGGCGGGCTACATGGGCGCGGGGCTGTGCGGCCTGTACGGCGCGGGAATCGAAGCCGAGACGCCGCAGAACCCGGTCATGGGCGTCAACATCGACCAGGTCAACCTGCCCAGCGACGGCGACGGCAAGACCAAGATGGTCACCCGCTACGTCGTCTCCGGCTACTACGCCCTGGCCCTCTACTCCACCGCCGCCGCGGCTTGCCGCTACGGCGTCTACGTCGTCTAGCACGGGGTGACGTGATGGCGGCGCATCATCTGGAGATTCGGGACGAGTCCGGCGCGCTGTCGGACTTCAGCGGCTCGTACGGTCACGTCGTGTTCGCGCACGGCGTCTCAGTCCAAGCGTACGACCCGGGTCACTTCATGGTGCGCCGCCTCATCCGTGTGCAGGACGGCGGTGGCGGGCTCGTCCCGAGCATGCGCATCGCACGGGGCGAGGCGACACCCGTTGCCCCCGCCGCTGCGCCTGCCTCTCCGCAGCCTCCTGCTACCACAACCGCAGTCGAACACAGCGAGCCGCCGCCGGTCCCGGTGCCGCCTCCGACGGTGGAACCGACCGACCGCATGGCGAAGGCGCGCGCCGCACTGGCGGCGAAGCGCGCGGCCCGTGACGTGGCGGGCCAGTAGTGGACGTCACGATCAAGAACGCGGCGGGCGTCGTCCGACAGCTCTCCGACTTCGCGCGCCGGTATCCCGCCGCCGTCGCGCGTTCGATGCGCGTCTGGGGCAACAAGACGTTGCTTCCGGCGCTGACCCAAGCCGCCCCCGTGGGCGCGACGGGCCACACGCAAGGTGCGCTCCGCGTCATCGTGAAGGGCGCGAAGCAAGCGGACCCGGTGCTACAAGTCTTCGCCGGGACGGCGCAAGCGGTCTACACCGAGTTCGGTACCGCGGCGCACGCGGTCAACCCGCGCTACCGCAAGGCGCTCCGCATTCCGATGGACGGCGGCTTCCTCTTCATCGGCCCGCGGCTCCACAACGGGCGCATGTTCATCCGCCGACCGGACGGGACAAAGTGCCTCTCGCGGCGCGCATGGGCACCGGCCGTCACAATCCCGGCGAAGGCGGCAAGCCCGTGGTTCTTCCCGACCATCGAGCGGCTACTCCCGGCGCTCGAAACGCAACTCTCGTCCGACATCGCCAAGGCCATTGCCGGGGCGCTGCCGGGCGCGAAGAAGTGACGGCATGGCAACCTACTCCGTTGACGCCGACATCACGAACCGGGAGCCCATCGCGTCCGACCTGAACGGCGGGTCAACGGACTTCTCCCGCCAACGCGGCATCGCCTACGCGGAGATCGGCCGCCGCCTCATGCGCCGCAGTCCTCCCGTGACGCAGGACTCGGTGACGGACAGCACCGAACTGACCGAGGCCGAGGTCCGCTACACGCTCTACCGGCTGTTTTTCGAGGCCGCGTCTCGCGCCGCGGACGATCCGCTGTGGGCCAAGGCACAGGCGTACCGGCGCGAGTTCGAGGATGAGATCGCATCCGTGCCGCTCTACGTGGACACCGTGCCCTCGCGCGGTAGCAGCCCGATCCGAAGGTCGTAGGGTGAAACGTGCCTGACCCCGTTGACCTCGTCGTGCACCATGTCGGCCTGCTCATCAAGGCCGCGCTGAACGCGCACGCGACGGGATGGTGCGCCGACGTCCAGGAGTTCGAGCCCTACCAAGGGGCACCGCAGCCGAAGTTCCCGTGCCTGTCCGTGTGGGTCGAAGGCGAGAAGCCGAACCGCCAGGGCACCGGGGCGCGCCGCACGCGCGTTGCGACGCTGAAGGCGATGTACGAGCTCGGCCCGGTGCAGGTCGGCAAGATCAAGGTCGCGACGGCCACCGTGCGCGAGGCGATGCAGTACGTGGACTCCGTCCTGGAAGACGAGAACCTCTCGACCTACGAGAGCGGGCAGGGGCTCGGGGCGCTCGCGTCCGTCCGGCGCATCGGCGTGACGGACATCCGCTACCAGGGCGGGAAAGAACAGTACCCGCACGCCGTGCTGACCATCGAATGCGAGCACGACTACGAGCGCGGCTCGGCGGGCTACCCGCTGACGGACATCCTCGGCACGTTCGAGCTCGACTCCGACCTCGGCGCCGTGACGTTCGAGTACGACACCGGCAAGGACATGATCCTGACGCCCGAGAAGTTGGGCGTGATCTTCATGCTCCAGCCGGGTCCGGTGCTTGGCGTGGTCGTGACGTGGCACACGGTCGTCGTGACCTACGTGGCCAACACGACGACGTTGACCAACGTGGCAGCCGCGGTCGCGGCCGAGGCGCCGGCGGCTGCGCTGCTCACTGTGACGGGCGACGCGGGGACGATTCCCGCGGCGCTCGGGACCGTCGTATTCGGGCTCTCGCGGCCGATCGCGAAGCAGTCCAGCACGACCACCTAGACGCCGCATCGCGGCGAACGGAGACAACCATGAAGGTTCTGGCACGCGAAGGCCTGATCGTTTCCTACTACGCGCCCGACGGGGTGCGCATCCACCACAAGAAGATCACGGAAGACGGGCTGCTCGACCAGCGGACCGGGGCCGTGAAGGAAGGCGCCGTCGAAGTGCCGGAGTCGGACTTCTACCTGCGCGCCATCGCCGCGGGCGAACTCGTCCGCGCCAAGGGGTAGCCCATGAGCACCATCGTCATTCCGGGTTGGGCGACCAACGACCGCATCCCGCGCGTCGTGTTCGCGCTCGCGTTCGGCCAGGGCGACAAGTCTCCGGGGGCCGCGCAGGGCTACGTGCTGTTCATCGGCTCCCGCTCGTACGACGCGGCCACGGGGCTCGTCGCACAGGGCACGGCACACGCCACCGATCCCGAGGTGCTCCCCGTCTACAGCGCCAGCGACGCCGCCGACAAGTGGGGTCACGGGTCGGATATCCACCGCGAGGCAGTCGCGTGGTTCGACTCGTATCCGGGCGCACCCGCGTACGGAGTCGCGGCAACGAAGGGTGGCGGCTCCACACGCGCCTCCCTCGACATGGTGCTCGGCGCCGGTACGCCGACCGCGTCGGCCGAGATGTCGGTCTATATCTGCGGCACGCGCGTTCCCGTGAGCGTCGCGAGCGACACGGCAGTGGATGACGTCGCCGGGGACATCGTGGCGGCGGTCAACGGCAACGCGGACCTGCCGATGTTCGCGTCGTACGTCTTGCTCACGAACACGCTGACCTTCACGTGGAAGTGCTTCGGCCCGAGCGGCAACGCGGGCTACGTCCGGCTCGCCGACATCCCGACGGGCATGACCTCCGTGCCGTCGAGCGGCAACCTGGCGACCGGCGCGACCGAGCCGTCCTGGTCCGCCGCCTACGCCGCCGCCTTCGCGCTGGACACCGTCTTCTACCACGTCGTTCCGGCCACCGCGGTCATCGCCACCTTGAACGCGGGGACCGGCAACCTGCGCGGACGCATCCAGGACGGGCTGGCCCCGACGGTCGGCAAGCTGATGGACGTGTTCGTCGCGCAGTGCGCCGGGGAATCGGCGGCTGCGACGTTCAACGACGGACTGGACCTCGGCACGACGGCCTACAACGAGCCGGGCTACTGGTTCACGTGCTACTGGGTGCCGAACAACGAGGTCGAGCCGTGGTTCGCCGCGGCGCACTGGGGCGGGATGGAAGCGTTCGAGGAGGCGGTCGACCCGCAGCACAACTGGATCGGCCTGGAAGGTGGCCCCGTCGGGCGCCTGATTCCGCCGCCGCCTCTCGTGTCCAGCTACCCGACCGACGCGGAACTGAACGACGCCATCGCGTCGGGCCTGTCGCCGTGCTCCTACTCGCACCGCAACCAGACCACGCGCCTCGTGCGCTCCGTCTGCTCCAAGCACCTGATCGGGGCGGCCAACGACCCGACCTACCTCGAGAACACCAACGTCCGCGCCGTGTCGCGCGTCGTGTCCTACGGCGTGCGGACGCAGCTCACGGGCGAGTTCTCCGGCTTCTCGGCCATCGACGACGTGGAAGGCAGCCCGCCCGCGAAGCTGCGGTCGGACCAGACCTCGCCGCTGCTGATCAAGCGGTCGCTGCTGACCTACATGCGCGGCTACGAGGAACAGGGCTGGGTGCAGAACGTCACGGCGCACGCGGCCGTCACGAACGTCGAGCGCGCCACGACGCCGTCCGGGCGCATCCTCTACGAACTGCCGATGGACGTCCCGCGTTGGATCGACGCGATGGGCGGCTTCCATCGCGAAGTGGGGAGGTAGGCCATGAGCCTGTCCAAGTTCGAGCACTCCCAGGTCATGTTCGACTCGCTTCCGCTCTTGGAGGCGACGTCGCTGAAGTGGACCAAGTCGGCGGGACACAAGCGCGTCCTGACCCCGAAGGGCCAGGGCGTGATGCCGTCGTTGACCCCGGTGCAGGTCACCGGGAGCATCGACGTGCAGATCCCCCGCGGCGGCCACGAGTTCGACTACAACGCCGCGCTCCAGGACGGCCGGCAGATCACGATCCGGCGCAAGGACCTCGACAAGATCGAGGACGCCGTGTGCGTCGTGACCGGGCTCGACCTGTCCGACAACTTCCTCGAGGACCGCACGTGCTCCGTGTCCTTCGAGGGGAGCGTCATCGAGTAGCGCGCGACCGTAGGAGGGTGACACATGGGCGAGACGAAAGAGCGGGACTGGGCCTGCCTGCTGGACAAGGTGCTTGGCACCGCGGCGGACAACCCGAAGCCGATCGACTGGCCGTTCCGTCCCGGTGTCAAGGTCGGGCTGCGGCTGCTGTCCGACGCAGAGATCGAAGCGTGCGAGCTGGCGGCGAACGAATACGTCACCACGCACAAGTTCGGCGCAGGGCAGCTCGCCGCGTGGCTGTCCGGGGAGCACAAGGCGATGCACTCCGCGCGCTACTCGCGCGAGGTGCTGCGCCTCGCCCTCGTGGACCCGGACAGCGGACAGCCGCTCATCACGACACTGGCCGACATCTCCCGCCGCCATCGCTCCGAGATCGACGTGCTCATGCGAGAGTACAGCGACTACTCGGAGGAGATGGCCCCGCTCCCGACGCAGGTTGAAGACGAGGCGGAGTTCGAGCGGCTGGCGGACTCGCTCCGCGGCCCTTTCGACGAAGCTGTCTTGAACCGCTGCGCACCCTCCACGCTGAGACGCTTCGCTCACTACCTCACGAACAACTGGAAGCCGCGCAAGGACAAGGCGGCAGGCGCTACCGACCGGGGCTGATCGTCTGGTGGTGGCTCGTCCGCGAGTTGCTCGCGACGCTGCGGCGCATCCACGGCTCGGCGCTGGCGGCGTACTACGGGCGCCCGGTCCGGTCGCTCCACTGGCTCGTCGTGCTCGACTGGCACGGGCGGGAGCTGTGGCGCGAGGAGCAACAGGCGGTCAACGGGATGCGTTGCCCGTTCGTCGGTCGGCCGAAGAACTGAGGACGCACGATGGCGCAGACGAAAGCCGGGCTGGAGTTCATCCTCTCGGCCCGCGGCGCCGACGGCGTCGTGAAAGAAATCGGCCGCGTCGGCCAGGGCGTCCAGGAAGCGCAGAGGCATACCGGCCGCGGCGCGCAGGGCTGGCAACGGTGGCAGTCCGGAATCCGGCAGGCCACCGGCGCCGCGCGCGGGCTGTGGCACCAGATGCGCGGGATCGTCGCGATGACCGGCATCGGCGGCGTCATCGGCTTCGCGTCGCTCGCGAAGGAGATCATGGAGGCGGAGGACGCGAGCATCGCGCTCCGCTTCCAGGCCGACAAGACGAAAGAGGAGTGGGTCAACATCGACGCCGCGATCGAGCGGATGCGCTCGACCACCGGCAAGTCGAAGGTCGAACTGCTGAACCTGCTCGACGTCGTCGGGAACTTCGGCGTCGGCTTCGATGACGCACTCACTTCGATGGAGGACCTGGTAGCCTTCGCGAAGCTCCTGCGCGTGGACACGGCCGAGGCCGGGAAGGCGGTCGGCGCCATCGCCAAGGCCACCGGGGGCAAGGTCGGCTCGCGCGAAGGGATGGCGATGCTCGCGGCAGCGGCGAAGGCGGCGGGCGGGGACGAGGGCGCGTTCCTCGGCGGCGCGAGCAAGACGATCCGCATGATGGAGGGCGCGAGCGCGGAGGACATCCAGCGCGTCTTGCAGGTCCAGGCCGGTGCGGGCCAGGAGTTCATGGGACAGGAGGACGTCGTCTTCAAGGCGATGAAGTCGCTCGAAACGCTGACCGCGAAGGAGAAGGCGTCGATGGGCGACGCGCTCGGCGCGACCGGTGGCGAGACGATGTTGAACCTCGCGTCGTTGTACCGGACGGAGGCATCCAAGTTCGAGAAAATCCAGATGAGCGACCAAGTCCGGCTGATCGCTCAGGCGATGGGGGACAACTACCAAGTGGTCAACGATGTCGGAACGGCCGCACAGAACGCACGCGGGAAGCTGGACGACTTCGGGGCCGCGCTGGACGAGGCGAAGGCGTCGAGCGGGACTTCATGGGCCGGGCTCATGGAGGACATCAAGAAGCAGGCCGAGCCGTTGATCCGCAGCGCGATGGGATGGCTCCTGGATCATCGAGAGGAAATCAAGGACGCCATGGCGGCGCTGGCAGAGGCCGCGAAGTTTGCGGCGGACAACTGGCAGACACTCGTTGCACTGTGGCTCGGAACCAAGGCCGTCAGCGCCGTCAGCGCCGTCGCCGGAGCTGCGACGGGCGCCTCGAAACTCCTCCCCGGCGTTGCTGGCGCCGCTGCGGTTCCGGGCATCGGCCCCATCCTAGCACTGGCAGCGGCGGGCTTCGGGGGCGGGGCTTTGTTGAGCAAGGAGTTGGGTATCGATCCGGCTCAATATTTCACGGGGGAGGAGTCCTTTTCTTCTCGCACTACTCGCCCCGCCCAAATCAATGGGTTCGCGGGCGCGGTGGCGGCCGCCTCGCAGGTCGTCACGGTCAACATCGTCGCGAACGTCTCCCCCGAGACCGTCCACACGCAGGCCGACGCCGAGGTCAACGGCCAGCGCGTGGCCGCCACC